GACGCCCTGCTGCTGCGTGCCGATGTTGCCCAGCGCGGTCGCGCCGGTCAGCGTCTGGTCCTGCAACTGCTTGGCCTGCAGCGCCTGCTGCTGCGCGCCGGTAAGCTGGCTGCTGATGTCGCCTGCCGCGAGGCCGCCGGCGGTGCCAGCCAACTGCGCCTGACGAGCGAGGTCGGCCTGTGCGGCGGTCTGAGCCTGCGTGTAGCCCGACTGAAGCGCGGCAGCCTGCTGCTGCGAGATGCCGGTGATCGCGTCACGGATCGCACGGCCCATGATCTCGGCCTGCCGCGAACCGCCGAACTGGCCAGCCGCGACCATCTGGTCTTGGATCTGCGGCAGCAGCCCCTCGGTCAGCGTGCGGATCCCGGTCGTGCCGATGTTCTGGACAACCTGCTGCGTGTAGGGGTCCATGTACTGGCTGATGTTCTGCGGGACGGTCTGCGCGGCAGTCGACAGGTACGGCTGCGCCGCGCCGAGGGCCGACTGCTGGAGCGCGCCCTGCGTCGTCTGCGCGGCCTGCTCGAGACCGGGCACGAACGACGTCGCGCCGATGGCGGTCTGGCCGAACGCAGCCTGCTGCGCCGGCGTGAAGCCAGCGACCTGCTTGCCGAACGCCGGGTTGTACGGCTGCGCCGACAGCGCCTGCTGATTGGCGATCAGCTGCTGGCCGTAATTGGTGTACCAATCGGGCAGAGACGCGGTGGTGGTGAGATCCTCCACCGCAGAGCCGGACGGGATGGTCGATCCGCCAGACAGGAAATCAGTAACGCTGGCCATCAGATGCGACCTCCGGACATGTAGGCTTCTGGCGCTCGAGCCTTAACACTAAACTTGCCTTGGGCCAAGTTCTTGCCCTTCTGCTTGCGCAGGTTGACGCGCATCTGGTCGAGGGCGTCAGCGCCCGCCTTGCTCGAGCCATCGCCCAGCAGGGCAACGGTCTCGGCGTCGACGACATATTCACCATCGGACAGCTTGGCCGGGATGCTGTCGCTGCGCCCGGTGCCCGGCCCGTTGACCGCGAAGCTGCTGTCCGGGCCGCCCTCGGCATAGCCCGTCATACCGCCGTGCGCCTTGCGCTCGGGCAGCCGATAGCCGCTCGGAAACACCACGTAGCTGTCGGGCCGACCGGGGATACCCTGCTCGACAGTCTGGAAGTAGTGCTGCATCTCCGGCATCGGGTGCTGCTGCATGTTGTGCTCACTCGGCCAGAAGACCCAACTGCCGTTGTTGCCCTCCGTCCACTTGCCGCCTTGATGCTCCGGCGTGCTGTAGATGCTGTCGGCGCTGAAGGTCATGTGGCTGGGGAGCTTGTAGGTATCGGGCATGTGGCCGAACTGATCCGGCGCGATACCGGCGGCCTTGGCAGCGGCGTAATCATAGTCGGGCTGCTCAGCCCTACCGCCCTCGGCGTACATCGCGAGGCCGCCGTGCGCCTTCTTGACCGGCTGCGCGGGTGCAGGGATGACCGCCGTCGGATCAGTCGCGGCGATACCACCTGCGGCACCGCGCGCCATCGCGGCTTGCACATCGGCAAGGCTCGGGATGCCGAGGTTCGTGGCATCGTAAGGCACGACTACGCCCGGCGCTCCGCCAGCCGTGCCGGCACCTGCGCCGGCGCCTGCGCTCGGGGCGGTGTACATGGCCTGGGGCGCAGGCAGCGGCGAGGTGAAGCTGGCCGGCAGCGTCGTCATGTCGCTGAGCATACCAGCGGGGATGGTGCCCGAGGTCGCGCCGCTGCCCTTCGCGCCGGTGGCCAAACCCGCAACGGTCGAGGCGGCTGCGCCGGCCTGAAGCGCCTTGGACAGGTTGGCGAGGGTGGACGAGGCCGCTGAAGGCGCAGCCGCGCTGATAGCCGGCGAAATCGTGTCGGCCAGCGCCTGCGCGCCGGTGACGCCAGCCGCGCCCGACAGCGGCGCAACGCTCAGCAGGTCTCCGATAGATGCCGAGGCCGTAGGGGCGGCGAGTGCAGCCGGTGCATTAACGAGGATCTCTGGGGCAGCCGCCTCAACCGCAGCGGGCGCAGCTGCGAGAGTGTCGGCGCCAGCGGATCCGACGAGGCTTGCATCGCCGACGGAGGAAGCAAGCGTGCCAAGCCCGGCGCCGGCGGCTTCGCCCAGCGTTGGCGCGATGCTAGCCGCCAGATCAGCAGCACCGGCGGTGCCGACGGCGCCCGACAGCGGCGCAGCGGCCAGAGCGTCAAGGCCGCCGGAGCCGACGAGGCTGGCGTCGCCAACGCTCGAGGCGATGTCGCCCACACCGGTAGCGCCGGCTTCAGCGCCAAGCGGGCCGAGGCCCAGCGCGCCGCCGGCTACGAGGAACGGAATAATGCCGCCAAGCCCCAGATCGTCGGATTTGGGCGCGGGCAGGTGGCCGCCAACAGTCTGCCACGAGGACGTGAGCGGATCCATCGTCTGGATGGTGTAGTTGGCTTGGTCCCCGGCGTTCTTGTTGATCCCCGAGATAGCGCCCGCGACTTGGCCCGCAGCATCGGTACCGGTCCCCGAGGGGGTGATCGTCTGGCCCGTGACGTTGTCGATCAAGCGGTACTGCTGGCCCTGAATTGTCGGAAGATTGAGCGGTTCGCTGCCGCCGGCAACGTAGTAGGGCGTGAGCGAATAGCCCGGCGCCGTAGCAGGCACAGGTGCGTTGGGGTCGTTTACCATGCTCGTCGACAGGCTGCTCAGGAGATCCTGATAGGTCGTCCCGGTACCGAGCAGGTTGTTGAGCGCGGCGTAGTTGGCCAGCGTCGAAGGGTCATTTGCAGAGGTGGCCACTGTCTCGGTTCCTTCAGGGCGGCGGTCGCTCAGGTATTACGCGAAGCCGCCGTTTCTTTCAACTTGTCAGATCAGTTCATTCTGGGCGAGGCGCTCGGCCCACTCGCGCCAATCAGTGAAGGCGTAGGGGCTGGGCGGGTTGCTCTTCGAGGCGTTCGGCGCGCGTACGAGGTCGACGCCCCAGTCTTGCCAATCGTCGTCGCTGAGCAGCTTGCCGACGTTCCAACTATCGGGCACCGTCAGCACCATTGCATCCGCCCACTGGCGCAGGGTCATACCCTTCGGGTTGATCATCGCATCAGCCGATCATCGTGCCGTCGCCAGGCTGCAGGTGAGCCAGCACAAGGCCGTACTCGTAGTTGCCGCCGACGCAGTTGCTCTCGAAGCGAAACCGCAGTTCGCGGCGCTGCTCCTTGAAATAGACGATCTGCTCCTGCGGCGTCTGTGGCGTTTCGGTGATGATCACCGGGATGCCGTTGACCTCCGGCGCGCGGGCGTTCGCCCGGCCCATGACCTGCACCGTCATGTCGCCCGACTGCACGAAGTCAGGCTCCAGATACAGGCACTGCAGCGCCTTGTTGGTCTGCGCCATGACCGGCAGCGAAAGGTCGGCGGTCTCGAACATCGAGAAGATCGGGTTGATGTTGTCGCCGTCGATCTCATCGACACCGACCTCGTGGACCCAGAACTTGTAGGGGTTGTAGAACGACAGCGTGAACGTCGCGCTCGAGCCGTGCCCGCCGGTGGCGCTGACCGGGTTGCCGGGCGTCACGGTGTACAGGCCGGCGTTGCTGATCGTCACGCCGGTGATCACGCCGCCCGACACCGTGGATACGGTAAGCTGCGTCGGGATCGCGCTGTCGCCGCCGGCCACCGTCAGCACGTCGCCGACCGAGTAACCGGTGCCGCCCGAGGCGACGGCCACACCGTAGCACTGCGCCTGCTCCGGCTCGACACCCGACATCAGCGGCTTGCGGAACACCGCAGGGAAGATGCCAGCGCCCCGGCCACCGTTGGGCAGTTCGGTGTCGTACCAGATGTTTTCGCGAACATTGTAGATGATCGCGTAGTTCGGCTCGGTGCTGTCGCCGAACGGGAAGCACCACCAGATTTCCCCGAAGCGCGGAACCTTGAAGGCGAACACCTTCTGGCGCTGCTCGTAGTTCAGGTTGTCGAAGAAGTAGTTGATGTTCATGTTGTTCTCGACCTCGCGTACGACGCCGTTGAACATCAGGAAGCGGTCGACACCTAGCCAGTAGAAGATGCCGTCGTACTCGATCACCGACTGCGCCGAGAGGATCGACGTCTGCGAGGAGATCGTGTCGAACTGGAAGATCTGGTTGCCGCCAACGAAGGTGGCGCGCATCAGGCTGTCAGCCGACCAGAACAGCGCGGCGGGCGAGTTGCCGGCGCCAGCGCGCAGCGGCATCCCGCGCACGATCTTCTGCCCAGTGATGTTGGCAGAGCCTGAGCCGCTGCCGGTGAAGTCGGTGCAGTCGCCGGGGATGGACCACGCCACGTAGCCGGCATCGCCGAAGATGAAGGTGTAGGGATGCACCGCCACGACGCCGCCGGTGAGGCTGTAGCCGCTTGGAAGGTTGGTGACCTGCGTCAGCGGCGCGGTGCTGAACATGCCGCCGACGAACAGTTGGCCGCCGTTGCTGTTGCAGATGCAGTTGAGGTTCGGCGCGACCTGAGCGATCAGCTGCGAGCCGCCGAGGCCAGCCGCCGTGTCCGTGTCGAACTGCCACAGATTGGCGGGATCCTGCACGAGCGCTGACGGCGTGCGGTCGGTGACCACGCTGCAGTTGTACGAGGTGTCGATGTAGAAGCGCTCGACCTTGTTGGCCGAGCCGGCGTGGATGTAGGTCAGCTGGTTCTGGGTGTACTCGCTCAGAGTGCGGGCCAGCCCCTGCAGGTACTTGTTGATCGAGCGGTAGCCCCAGATCTTGCGCGGCAGGCCGCGCTGAAAGCGGACCCACTGGCCGTCAACGTACTGATCGCCCTCGAACCGGGTACCGTCGCGCTTGATGCCTGGCAGCGACTTGATCTGGAGAACTTGGTCAACCATTAGCTGATATTCGTCCAAGTGAGGGTTACGGTGATCGTCGTGTTCGCCGTCCGCGAGGCGCTGTCAGTTACGGTCACCTTCCAAGTGGAGATGCTCTGCGTGCCGTCGGAGACGACGGCGTTCCAGCCGGGGTTCTGCGCCGTCGACGAACTGATCGAGGGCGTCGTCCCGCTGGTGGTGCTGACCAGCGTCCAAGCATAGGTGAAGGGGCTGGTCCCGCCGACGGGGGTGGTGTTGGTGCTGCCCGAGCTATAGACGGTGCCGGACGCAGCGAAGCCCTGACCGGACCCGCTGACGTTCGACGCGGTGACGGACAGCGCGCCCGCTCCGCTCCCCGCAAAGGCGCACATGATGCCCGACATCAGCTGACCCCCGCGCCCGCCACCATGAACGTATTGCTGCCAACGCACAGCACGTTGGCCTCACCGTAGCCGGCCACCGTGCGCGTACCCGTCGTCGCGGTCCCCGCAAGGCGCAGCGTCACGCCGCTGCCCTGCGTGATGCTCATGCCCGACGAGCCGCTGTTGACGACGACGAAGGCATCGCCGGCGTTGAACACGCCCGAGTTGATGGTCACGCCCGACGACGTGTAGATGTGCTTGCCGACGTCCGACGCCGCCGCAGTCGTGTTGGTGCTCTGCGGGATCGTCAGGTAGCCAACGGTGAAGCCGCTGGTCGTCGGCGTGCCGGTGAACGCCGGGCTGTTGGTCAGCGCAACGCTGCCACTGCCGCTGACGCTGTAGGACGACCCCCACGAGCTACCCGACGACAGCGGGATGCCCGCGCTGGGGTACACCGTCGGGCCCGTCGGGCCGGTCGGACCAGTGCTGCCAGCGGTGCCGGCAGGGCCGGTCGGGCCGGTGCTGCCGCCCGCGCCGGTGGTGCCAGTCGGGCCAGTCGGGCCAGTGGTGCCGACACTGCCGGTGGGGCCGGTCGGACCCGCGACAGACGACGCCGCGCCGGTCGGGCCAGTCGGGCCAGTGCTGCCTGCCGCGCCAGCCGGGCCCGTGGGGCCGGCGACCGACGACGCCGCGCCGGTGGGGCCGGTCGGGCCAGTGCCGCCGGTGCTGCCCGCCGAGCCGGTCGGCCCAGTCGGGCCACCAGCGCCGGTCGTCCCGGTGGGGCCGGTCGGCCCAGTCAGGCCGGTCGAGCCAGTCGGCCCGGTCGGGCCGGTGCTGCCTGCCGAGCCGACGGGGCCGGTCGGGCCAGTGGGGCCGACGATGCCAGCCGCCGAGGTGGTCTGGGTCGTGCCATCGGGGAACTTGAAGCCGCCGCTGGTGCTATGCACGACAGCGCCGACCGTCAGTTCAGTGCCGCTCCAAGTCAGGCTGGACGAGCCGGCCAGCGCGCCGCCGCTGTTGAACTGCACCTGGGTGTTCGAGCCGCCGGGCACAGCCGCCGGAGGGGCCGAGGTCCAGTTGGTGCCGTTGCTGGTCAGCACGTTGCCGGCGGTGCCCGGCGCGGTGACGCCCGTGCCGCCCTGCCCAGCCGACAGCGCAGTCGTCAGGCCGGTCAGCGAGGTGATGTCGCTGTTCGCGCCACTGGAGGCAGCCGACATGGCCGAGCGCGCGGCGGAGGCGCTGGCGGCGGTGAAGACCGCTTGGCCAACGGAGCTTGCCCCGATGGCGACCTGCGCAGTGGCGCCGCTCGCCGCGTTGAACACCGCGATGCCGGTGGACGTGCCGCCGAGGTTAACCAGCGCAGCGCCGGCGCTCGTCGCGCCGGTGCCGCCCTGCGTGATGGGGATCACACCCGCAGTCGTGGCGGTCGAGGCTGAGGCCGAGATGACGTTCGAGCCGTCGCAGTAGGTGATCAGGCGCGAGTTCTGGACGATGGGTACCGGAACCGCCTGCGATGCCGTAGCGATAGTGAGGGTGTAGGCACCGGTCGTCTCGTTATCGACCCAGTACTGCTGGGTGGTCGCCGGCACGACGATCTTGACGTTGTTCGAGAGCGCGCCGACGAACTTGTAGGCGATGCGGTTAAGCTCCGCGCCCGACAGCGTGTAGGTCGTGCCTGCGCCGGCCAGATTGATCGAGGTGTAGTCGAAGGCGAACACCGCGTTCTGGCCGAAGCCAACCGTGTACCAGTTCAGGCCGTCGGTGATGAAGGTGGCGCTGTCGCCAACCTGCAGCGGGAGCGACGTGCGCCCGTCGATGCGCTCGCTGCCGCTCGGGGCAACCGACACCTGGCCCGAGCCGGTGTTGTTGACGGTCACGAACCAGCCGTTGGCGACGGCAGCCGCTGCCGGCAGGGTGAACGTGCCGGCGGAGCCACCGGTCCACACGAACAGCGAGGCGCGGTCCTGCGCGCCCGACGTATAGCTGCTGTTGAACAGCGTCGTCTGATAGTTCTGGGTCAGCGTGCTGCTGATCGCCTTCAGGCCGTATCCGGCGAGTGTCGCCGACTGCGCTTGGCTGACGTAAGCGCCAAACTGGTACGTGCGCCACGAACCGGCGACAGTCGAGTTGTCGGTCAGGTACAGTTCCCAGACCGTGCTCGGCGGCATAGCGATCAGCGTGTCGCCGATGCTGTCCTTGACGGTCACGGTGTAGGCGCTGAGGTTGTTGAACAGCACCGTCTGGCCGACGCCGGTCTGCGTTGCGTCGGGCATGAAGACCGAGTGCGCCGCGTTCGAGGCAACGTCGATGATCCGCGCGACGACGTAGGGGCCGACGTTGGCCTCAAGCGGCCACGACAGCGCCACATCGGCGGTCAGCGAAAGGGCCAGGTACGATACGTCCGACGGGTAGATCGTGTTGCCGCCGAATACCTGCGTGTAGCTATTGGTCATGGTTGTTACGCTTCCCGGCGAACAGAGTTGCGGTCAAGGATCTTGGCGAGGTCTTCGCCATTGAGCATTTGGGCGGAGCGGTCGTAGAACGCCTGCCACGTTGCGATGCGCTCGTCGTTCTTGAGGAACGGCGTGGCCTCGAGCAGCGTGCCGTAAAGCAGCAGTTGCGGCGCGTATTCGGTCAGCCAGTTGGTCTGGGTCTGATCGTCGAGCAGCGGCGGGAGCTCGTAGTAGAGCACCTCGAAGGGGTAGGCGACGTCCGGCGTCGGCGCGATCAGCCAGTGCGAATAGTCGTAGTCGCCGTAGAAGCACGGCTCGCTGGTCTGGGTGGCGTCCGGCCAGTAGCGGCGCATGTACTCGTAGCTGCGGGTGAACAACTGCTTGCGCGTGTTGTTGCCGGTCCCGGTGCCGATGTTGATCGACACGGTGTCGCGCCAGCGGTCGGGCTTGTCGTAGACCGACTGCCCGGCTGCGAGCGTTCCGGTCACGACGTTGATGAAGCCCTGGACCTTCAGTTCGCGCGCGATCCGGCGCTCGGCCAGATTGATCAGGCGCGGGATCTGCTCGTAGACGATGGGGTCCGCGACATAGGAAGCGCCGCGCTCAAGGTAGCGCTCGACGTCCTGTCGGAGGGTGGTGAAGGTCATCGTGTCGGTCATGGCACATACCCCATATCACAGTGTCAGACCCCAAGGAACCTCGAAGCCAAAACCACCAGCGCAAGAAGCGCCGCGAGGATAACCAGCTTCACCGGAGCAGGAAGCGGCTGCTTCGGCTGCTCCATCGGCAGGATGCTGCTGATCCTCTTGCGCCGGCGGCGAAACATAGGCTTACCCCCGCAGCCACTCCGCGTACTGCTTGGCGCGCGCCTTCCGGTCGTCGAGGCCGTTGGTGCCGCCGTTGACCTTCTTGGTCAGCGACAGGATCGCGGCGTCGGTGACGCCCTGATCGCAGATGGCCCACAGGTGGTTCTTCTCGAAGAACCAGAGGGCGCTCTCGAAGCACAGTTCGCCCGACAGCAGGTCGGGGTTGTCCATGACGTCGGGCCGGTGCGCGAAGTCTGCGAACGCCTTGTAGTTCGCACGGCCAGTCACCTGCAGCGCGCCACGGCCCCGGAACTTGTAGCCGTCGCCTGACGCCTCGGGGCCATTGCCCATGCGGCCCGAGTAGACCTTGTTGGCGATCTTCTCGGGCTTGCGCTCGTACTGCTTGGCCACAGCATCGGTCGGGAAGTACTTCTTGAAGATCCCCCGCAGGCCCTTCCAGCCGTAGTTCAGGTTCTCCGCAAACGCCTTGAAGCCGCCGCTCTCGTGCCCGGTCTGGGCAAGGAAGTGCGCCGCCCGGTCAGGCGTCAGGTGGTAGTAGTGCATGATGGCCTTGGCGGTCGCCGGGCCAAAGCTGCCGTCGGCGTTCTCGACGCCGATCTTCCGCTGAAGTTCGATCAGGCTCATAATCAGATCCTCTGGGTCCAGTGGGGTTCAGCCGGCTGCTCAGCACCTTCCTCGGCGACATCCCAGCGCGCGTCGGCCTTCGAGCCTTCCTGCGCCTCGGGGTCGACGTGGCCGTCCTCGTAGGTGAAGGGCTTGTAGTAGCCGCTCTCGAGCTTGGCCATCTCGATGGCGGCATCCGCCTCGATCTTGGCCACCGCCACAGTGGCCTCGGACTTGGCCTGCTGCACCTCGACAGTGGCGTCGGCCTTGGCCTCGTCCGACCGGCGCACGTTGTCCGAGGCGACGGTGTCGCTGTAGGTCTTCTGCGCGGCGTTCGGGTCGAACTCCTTGGTCTTCATGCCCATCATCGTGGCGAAGGCGCCGGTGACAGCGCCACTCACGGTGAAGAAACTGGGGCCGAGGACGCGCCAGATTTCGTCGTTGCTGATCTGGTCGTTGGGCATGAACAGGCCGACCAGCAGCACCGTGATGGTCGCCGCCATGACGCCCACCAAGGTGTAGGTGATCATCTTCAGAGCAAAGAGTTGCATCTTCGCTCGCTCGAACTCGATCTGTGCGTGTAGGTCGTCCATCGTCAGTTCCCTCCTGCCAGCGGGTTGGCCAGCACATGCTTGATCTTCTCGTCAGTCCACTTCTCAAGATCCTTGAGACGCTGCTGCTGTTGCTGGTCCTGCTGGCGCAACTGCTCGATGATCTGGCGCTGCATAGCAACATTTTGCGTGTCGCTCGACCGAATTGTACTCGAGACTGCATCGACCGTCTGCCGGGTGCCGTTGATGCTGCTGCCGATGGAGCCAGTCAGGTAGTTCAGCGCCTCGCTGTTGCCCTTGGTCAGCCGCTCCACGCTGGTGACGCGCTCGTTCAGGACCGAGATCTGGCTGTTGATGCCCGACAGGTCCGGCGGCACGTAGGCAGCGGTCACCTTCTGCATGGTCAGGAACTGCTGGTAGACCTGAAAGCCGGCCCACAGACCGCCGAGCACAGTTGAGCCAGCGGCGAAGATCATCGCCAGCTTGGCGCTGCTCAGGCCGCCGATGTTGAACTCGAGCTTGCCCTTCTTGTCGAAGCCGACGCTGTTGGCCACTACCGAGGCTTTCGGCGCCGCTTTTCGAGGTGCGCGGCTTCGGCCTCGGCCTGGAGCTTTAGCTGCCTTTGCTCGTCCTCGGCGAGGCGTGCTTGACGCTCCGCTCTCTTCATTCTCAGGATCCGCATCGTCGTCGTCAGCAGACTCATCACCGTTCTCCTCGTCGAGGTTCTCATCCTCGGGAAGCTCGTCTTCCTGCTCATTGTTTGCCATATTGGGCCTCCGTCATGGCCTCCCACCGCC